CCCCCACCAAACGGCTCGACATAAATGCGATGCGACGGAAAGAACCCGATCACCCACGGCGCCAGCTTCCACTTGCCGCCGTGGTAGCGCAGCACCGGCCGTTCCGGTGCGCGCGTTTTCGGCGGTTCGCGTTCGGTCTCCCGCGTCATTCGCGTTCGTCCTCGCCCGCGGTCAGGTACTTGCCGGCAAACATCTTGAGCGCCTTGAATTCCTCGGCGCTCACGTCCGGCGCGTCGCGCGGCACCACCTTGAGCCCCAGCGCCTTGAGAAAACCGCCCAGGCTGTCGAGCGGAATGCCGGAGCTCGAGCCGAAGTACTTCTGCACCGCATCCCCCGTCACTTGGATGCCGTCGCCGCGCATGCGCTCGGCGATCTTGTCGTTCGTCAGGTCAAGCTCCGACTTCTGCCGGTGAATCAGGTTGCTCACGCGCGACACAAGCCCCCCTTTCCGCCCGAAACCGCGCGCAACCGCGCGCAACCGAACGGGGTTGAGCACAAACCGAACCGCCTGCTCATCATCGCCGTGCCTCCGAACGCTAAACGGTGGAAAGTGGGCCCAGCAAAAGAGGAGGAGCCACCCGGTGATAAGCTGGATTTCCCCAAACCACAGCCTGAGCCCCAGGAGGCCCCTCTATGCGTAACGATCTCCCGCCCGACTGGACGAACGACGACCTGTTCGACGCGCTCGGCGCATTCGTCATGGCGATGGCGTCCCAGATGCCGCCGGACCAGGTTGACCGGATTTCGGCGGACCTCCTGCTGACGGCAGCGGGCATGGCGAACGAAGGGCGCGATGCCGCCGCCACCTTGACCAGCGCACTAGCAAATGCACTGTATCTACCGCAACGGGACGAGCATCCCGACCCGCACTGAACAGGCGCCGAAACCAGGCGACGACGCTCATCCGCCCATCCACGAACAAACCTGAACCATACAAGGATCCCCGATGACAGCCACATCGCAACTGACGCACGAGCAGTTGTTGCACGAACTGGAAGCGCTCGTTTCCGCGCTCACCGATGCCATCGCCATCATGGCCGGCACCATCGCCGAAGCCACGCAACAGCCCGGCACCACCCTGAAGCATCTTTACAGCGGCCAGGAGGCGGCAAGAACGATGCACGGCCCGAACGAATGGCGGGACCGCCTGCTGCATCCAGCGCTGGTGCTCGTAGCCCAAAAGGCGGCGCACCTCGCAGCGAACGATCCATCCCTTCAAACTCTGATAACCACTTTGCTCGCAAAGCGGCCAGAGAAGTCTCGCCCGCAGTGATGTCGCGCATCACCCGGCCCTCCCGGAAAAAATGGGCCGCCCACAAGGGGCGGCCCACAAGGCCTCAGGGAGGAGAGGCTGGAACACCATGGGCGAACTCATGCCGCACCCCGCTCGCGATCGCAGCACGGGGTCGCCGGCAGTTTGCCGAGGCGCACGGCGGCGCCGATAACGCGGTCGGTCTGTTCCTGCGTCAGCGTGTCGTCCCATTGCGAAATTCGACTGCGCGACAACCCCATGGCACGGGCAAGGTCTGTGCTCGTCGTGCCGAACAGCCGAATCGCTTCGTTCTTCGTCATGGCGGATGTTTAACGCACTCAACAACATTTGTCAATCTTCTTAAACACAAATGCGTTTAGATTTCTAAACATGAGTGACCTTCGGTCCCGCATCATCGAGGCGCTTGAAAAAGCGCACATGAAGCAGATCGATCTCGCGAAACATGCAGGCGTCAGCCGCGCGACGGTCTCGCTATGGGTGAGCGGTGCGACAAAAACGATTGAAGGGGATAATTTAACGCGCGCGGCGCGGGCCTTGGGCGTCGATGCCCACTGGCTTGCAACTGGCGAACACAAATCAATACCTCTCGGTGTGGGCGAACCAGAGTCGATCTATGGCACGTTCAATCACGATGAAGTTCGCCTGCTCCGCAGCTTTCGTTCCTTGGATGATGACGATCGAGAGCGCGCGATTACAATCATTGAGGCCCTATCGAAACTCAAACCACCAACGCGGAAAACATCATGAGCACGACGACATGCAAGGATTGCGGTAACACCGTGAGTACCGACGCCGCCGCTTGTCCAAAATGCGGGGCGCCGATAAAGAAAGAGACGTCCTGGCTCACGTGGACGGTCGGCGCGGTTTTCGCATTTCTGTTTTTGAGCGTCATCATGGTCGACCGTCCAGAGACGCCAACGTCTACGACGCCGGCCAAACCGGATCCCGTGCGCCAATTGAAGTTCGATTACAAGTGGAGCCTGGGCGGATTCGGCAATGTCATGCTTCTTCACCGAGTTCGCATCCAAAACCCGACAGACACAAACCTGAAAGACCCGTTAATCCGTTGCAGCCTTTATGCCGCCAGCGGCACCTCCGTGGGCGACACGCAAACCGTGATCTATCAGCCATTGCGTGCCAAAGGCCGGATTTCAGTCAACGAGATCAATATGGGGATCGTGAATAATCAAGCCAAAACAGCCAGTTGCAGAATTGTTACGGCAATGCCGATGTAGTCACGCGCACCGTATCGATTCAGGGCCGCCAGTCTGGCGGTCTTTTTTTTGCCTGTGATGTTTAATCTACTTGACAATTAAGATTGAGTATATTAAACATTCAGAAACGCCAAGTCGTTTTCCCAGACACCGGAGAACAAACCATGCGCACCCCAGCAAACATCACCGGCCACCGCTTCGGGTCGCTCGTGAGGGTGAACCCGTCGGCGGCGACATGCTCGAGCATTCAAGACTTCCTTTGCCACCACCCGGCGCCGAACCTCGAACCCAAACCCACGGAGGCCACACCATGAACCTCTCCGACAAAGCCCACCTGCGCGAATCCGCCCGCCGTGGCGAATGCACGCCGGAGTATGCCGAGCAGCTGATCCGGGAGGCCGAGCAGGCCGAGGCCATGAAGCACGCCGAGACGGCGCCGCAACCCGAATGGACGACTTGATCGTGGGCGCCATCGTCCAGCTTTCCGACTACCGCGCCCGGCGCGTGCTGCCGGACCACGACGCGCGCATGGAGCGTGGCCGCGAAATCATCCGCGAGGCCATCACGCGCACCATCATCGAGGACTACGCGAGCCTGCCGATCGTCACCGTCTCGCTCGCCATCGCCGAGGCCGGCCGCGCACTCGATGAAAACGGCACCTTCGCCGACGCCGTAGAGGCCTCGGCCATCGTGCTGCGCCGGGCGATGGTCGAAGCCGTGGGTGTCGGGCGCATTCGTCCGCTGCTCTTCGAGGTCGCCTACCTCAAGGCCGTCCGCTTCAAGGTGGTGGCCGCCGTGCTGCGCGAGCGCTGGGTCCGCGACCACCGCGCACCGGAGGACTACCACTACGCCCTGTGCCGCGCGCGGCGGGCGACCCGGGGCGGTGGGTGCATTGATGTGGCGCTTTATCAGGCGCTGGGGGATGACTGCGCGGGAGGTGCAACATGACACATTGCCCGTCATGTGGCTTGCAGTCCATCGTCATCGTAGAAGGCGGGAACCTGAGGTGCTTAGCGCCCGATTGCGAAGACCCAACGCTGATCGATCGGATTATCGATGAGCGTCGAGTCAATAAACTCACGCCAGCCGAAGGCGAACGCCTCGCACTGCTTACCGAAGAACTCGCTGAGGCCATTCAGGCAATCGGCAAAATTCTGCGGCATGGCTACGAGAGTACGCACCCTAACGGTGGAGAAACTAACCGCCGATGGTTGGAGCGCGAGCTCGGCGATGGATTGTGCGCGGTGCGCCTGATGTTTGAGGCCGGAGATCTTCGCCGTGATCAAATCTATGCAAGGGCTGACGAAAAGCGAAAAAGGGTAGCCAAGTACCTGCACCATCAACGCCCGAAGTCTGGAGGTGCGGCATGAACACCATGCTCCGCGCCGCCATCGAAGCGCGAACCCCGCGCGCGATCGCCGAGCTGCTGCTCGAATACCGCACGGGTGCGCACCGGATACGGGCGGTCCTTGAGGTGCTCGAGGACTGCTCTGCCGGAGAAGTGCGGCGCATCCACCTGTGGGCACAAGACTGGCTGAGCGAACCCGACCACCAGGTGCTACGCGCCCGCAACGATGCCCAGTGGCAGGCGGTCAACGCCGTTTACGAACTCAGCAAGCATGCCCTACAGCAGTATGGCGTGGTGCGCCCGGTGGAGGATAGGCCGTGAAAGAGTTCACCAATACCCATGAAAAGCGCAACGGCGCTAGCGGCAAGGACGCCCAACCCCGCCCGCCGTCGGGACAGCGCTATCCAAGTGACCGTGGAAGTCGCTGGCAGGAAATGGGTCCTGCCAGCGCAAACACCGGTCCCGCTGGAAACAGAGAAAACCTATGAACGAACTCATGCTCTTCACCGCCGCCTTCGTCACCGTCTTCGCGCTCGGCTTCCAGCAGCAGAACGTGGCCGGCCGGCACTACGTCGCGGCGGTGTTCACCAGCACCATGATCGGCGCCTCGCAGATCTTCCTGTGGCGCCTCGCCCCCATGGCCACCTGGACCGAAATCGCCGCCACCCTCGCCGGCGGCCCGGCCGGCATCGTGGTGGCCATGTGGGCACACCCGCGCATCGCGCGGCGGTGGAGGCGCTAACCGTGGAGATCGCCAACATTGATTTGCGTCCGGATGAAATCATCGTGGACAACTTCGCTGGCGGTGGCGGCGCCTCGCTCGGCATCGAGCAGGCGCTCGGCCGCAGTGTCGACATCGCCGTGAACCACGACCCGGAGGCCGTGGCCATGCATACCGCCAACCATCCCGGCACGCGCCATTACTGCGAGGACGTGTGGAAGGTGGACCCGGTTGAAGCCGCCGCCGGCCGCCCGGTTGGGCTGGCCTGGTTCTCGCCGGACTGCAAGCATTTCTCAAAGGCCAAGGGCGGCAAGCCGGTGGAGAAGAAAATCCGCGGCCTCGCCTGGATCGTCATCCGCTGGGCCCGGGCCGTGCGCCCGAGGGTCATCTGCCTTGAAAACGTCGAGGAGTTCGCCGATTGGGGACCGCTGCTCGAGGACGGCCGCCCCTGCCCGCTGCGCAAGGGCTTCACCTTCCGGCGTTGGCTCAAGCAGCTGCAAAACCTTGGCTACGAAGTGGACCTGCGCGAACTGCGCGCCTGCGACTACGGCGCGCCGACCATCCGCAAGCGCCTGTTCATCATCGCCCGCTGCGATGGCCGGCCGATCCGCTGGCCGGAGCCGACGCACGGCCACGGCCTGCTCCCATACCGCACCGCCGCCGAGTGCATCGATTGGTCGCTGCCGTGCCCATCCATTTTCGAGCGCAAGCGCCCGCTGGCCGAGGCCACGCTCAAGCGCATCGCGCGCGGCATTCGGCGGTTCGTGCTGGAGGCCGCGTCGCCATTCATCGTGCCGATCGCGCACTACAACGGTAGCAGCCCGGTGCATTCAATCGACGAACCTCTGCGAACCGTAACGGCGAATCCGAAGGGCGGCCACTTGGCGCTGGCCCTGCCGTACTTCATCCCGCGCCACGGCGAACGCAACGGCCAGGATCCGCGCACCCGCTCGGTAGAGCAACCGATGCCCACCGTCACCGCCACGGCCAACGGCGCAAGCCTGGTGGCCGCCTTCATGGCCCAGCACAACACCGGCCTCGTCGGCCACGATGCCCGCAAGCCGGTATCCACCATCGTCGGCAAAGGCTGCACGCAGGCGCTGGTTACCGGCCACCTGCTCAACCTCAAGGGCGCCGACCGTCGCATGCGCGCCCTCGATCAGCCGGCGCCCACCGTCTGCGCCGGCGGCAACCACGCCTCACTGGTGGCCGCGCTCATGGCACCGTATTACGGCCAGGGCTCCGGCACCACGGGCCGCGACCTGCGCGAGCCGGCGCCCACCATCACCACCAAAGACCGCCTGCAGCTCGTTACCACCACGATCGACGGCAAGTCCTATGTCCTCACCGACATCGGCATGCGCATGCTCGAGCCGCGCGAGCTCTACCGGGCGCAGGGCTTCCCCGATCGCTACGTCATCAACCCGCAAGTGAACGGCAAGCCGCTCACCAAATCGGCCCAGGTGCGCATGTGCGGCAATTCCGTCTGTCCGCCGGTCGCCGCGGCCATCGTCGCCGCGAATTTCGATGCCGAACAGCAAGAGGGAGGCTTCAAACTCGCATGAAAACCGCACGCACCCTCCTCAACCGCTTCCGCGCCTGGCGCCTCAACCGCTGGGCCGACCAGCTGCTGAAAGACGCCGCCTGGCACGAACGCGAGGCCCGGTTCCATCGCTCGGCCGCCTCGCAGTTCTCGCTCAAGTCGAGCGACGTGCGGGCGCTGGCGCGGCGCATCGAAGCGGCGGGGCAGATATGAACCGCCTGCTGGAGTTCACCCGGAGGCTGCGCCGTCGCAAGCCGACGACGGAGGAAAGGGTTTCTGTTTTGGAAAATAGGATCGAAGCAACCCTCGGCAAGGTGAGCGTGCAGATAGCGACAGAAAAACAGGCCGTAGGCGCGCAGCGCTTCGCTCTCATCCTGTATGAAGGCGACGTCACGATTGCGCCGAACCTGAAACGGATCGCCATGCTGACCGGTGTGCGGGTCGGCGGCTTTTACCATGCGCTGCCGGAGCCCGTAGTCGTGCAGCCGGATGAGCGTGTGGTCATCGTCTTCGGCGGCCCTACTGTGAAGGACGGCGGACAATGATCAAACACGCCCGCGAACCCGTGATGATCAGCAACCATCTGGTGGTCTTCACGCCGCACTACCTCCCGAACGTCGGGCCGCGGGTGTTGGTGATCGACAGTTGCCCAGGGCCGCGCAACCTATCGCCGGAAGACGCCCGCCTCTACGCCAGCCACTACAAAATGGCCGCCGACGAAGCCGAGGCCATCGCCAAGCGGGAACGGCTGCGGCGGCAGGGGGCGGCATGATTGAATCCGCCGCCTTCGCTGCACTCTGGATCGCCATCGGCTTCGTCGCCGGTATATGGGTGGGCGTCGAGGCCCTGCGGCGCACAATCAGACCGGTGAATGTGACCGTCGATAGCAAACTGATCCACGACTACTGCGCGATACACAACCCGGTGCTCATGCCGCGCGGGCCGGAATGGGAACCGAAACCGGGAGAACGGCTGCAATGACCGACGACACCATCCCCGAAACCGCCACTGCGCTCGACCAGGCCCTGCGCCGGTTCGAGGCGAGCGAGGCGCCGTTCTACGACGGCATGCAGCACCTCAAGCAAGCCGCCGCCGAGCTGCGGCCGCTGATCGCCAATCGCCTGCAGTACCTCAACGCCAAGCGTGCGCTAAAGGTCATCGCGGCGCAGCCGTGCGAATCCGGAGAAGTCCAACCGCTCTATCCGGACTGCGAGGCAGCCATTACTGCCGATTTCATGGACGAAGCCGGCCGCTGTTGGCCCTGCTACGCCCGCCACGTCCTCAACGGAGGCGAACCCTGATGCTCATCCTCAAAGGCAAGCCCGGCGAGATCAAGCAGGTGGACAACCTCACCACCGGCCCGATCGAGATCCGCATCCTCGCCATCGAAAACGGCGAAGTGCAATTTGCCATCGGCCCCGGGCCGCGGCGGTCCTATGCCCTCGTTCCGCCAGACGATGTGCCGCTCGACATTCCGGCGTTCCTGCGCAAACAGGCCGACTGACATGCACCCCGCCCACCACCGCCTGATCCAGCGAATCGCCCGGCGCATTGTCGCCGAGCATCGGGTGGGCGCGCGGATAGCGAATGAGGAGAAACGCGAATGTTCAACAAAACCGGACGCTGTGATGGGACCTGTGAGACATGCGAGTGCCCGCCAAACGGAGAACCGAAAATGAGCGCACCGATTGAGCAAGTACTGGATGAAGTTCAGCGGGCAACGACGAAATTCCCGACGTGGCCGAACGACCCGCTTCACGCGTTGGCAGTGCTCGGCGAGGAATACGGCGAGTTAAACAAGGCCATGTTGCAGATGGTCTACGAACCGCACAAGACCAGCGCAGAAGAAATACGGAAAGAAGCCATTCAGACTGCGGCGATGGCGCTGCGGTTGGTGATGAGTCTTGAACGTTACGAGTATAGACGTTGCCCGCAGCATGAACAAAACGGTGGGCATGATCCGGATGGCGGGATGCTCGATTCTCCTGGTGAAACCGGGTACATGCTGTGAACTGACCTCTGTGTGAACTGACTTCTTAATGGAGAACTATCAACATGCCAAAACTGAAACTCCCCAAACCCGGCACCCGCTTCGAAGGCGGGTTCTTCGCCGGCCGCTTCTTCATCGGCGATCAACCCCATGCGCTGATCGTCGCACCGAAGGCAAAAGGCCAGATTGCGCCCATGCGCTGGAACAGCTCAACCACGAGCGTCGCCGGCGCCACGAGCTATTGCGACGGGCTCGCCAACACCAAGGCGATGGCCAAAGCCGGCAGCGAACTCGCGGCGAAGATGCTGGCACTTCGGATCGGCGGCTTCGACGATTGGCACTTGCCAAGCCGCCTGCAGTTGCTGCTGGCCTATCACGAGCTCGCGACAGTGAAAGCGTTCGCGGAAGGCGCGAAAGAAGCGTTTGACCGCAACTGGTATTGGTCCAGCACGCAGCACGCCGAGTACGCGGGCTATGCCTGGGGCCAGGACTTCGGCGACGGCCTCCAGGACTGCGGCCACGAGGGCTACGAGTTCCGCGCGCGGGCCGTCCGCACGATCAAACTTTAACCATTCAACAATTCATCAATTTAAGGAGCCAACCGATGAACATCACTCGCAACGGCGTCACCATCCAGGTGGCCGACGCCGAGATTATCGCTATGGTCTTGCAGCGTCTCGCGGGAAGCGCCGCACCCGCAGACCTGCGCGGCATCAGCATCCCGCGCATCGGCCAACCCTGGCCTGGCCAGGGCGGTGTCTACGCCGGCATCATGCGTGGCCGTGAGGGGGAACCGGACTACCACCTGATTGTCGGTCAGAGCATCGATAAAACGATATGGGAGAAAGCGAAGAGTGCCGCGGCATCAATGGAAGCCGAAGGTCATCGGGATTTCACGTTGCCATTCCGCGCTGAGCAGGCGCTGCAATTCGCCAATGTTCCGGAGATGTTCGAGAAGGAGTGGTATTGGTCTTGCGAGCAGCGCGCCGAGGACGCGGACTATGCCTGGGGCCAGTACTTCGGCTACGGCGGCCAGGGCTGCAACCACAAGTACAACGAGTTCCGCTCGCGGGCCGTCCGCAGATTAATTATTCGGTAATTTAACAATTTAGATTTTCATCAGCATGGCCCTCCACACCCAACTGCCGATTTATAAGGTCGCCTACGACCTCTTGAGCGTGGCCACGGACTACGTGCAGAACATGCCGCGTCCGTTCCGTGTATCGATCGGAGGGCGGGTGCGCGATCTGTGCGTCGACCTGGTGCTGTTGGTCTTCAAGGCGAATTGCGCCCGGGCCAAGATACCGCTGCTCGACAACCTGCTCGAGCGCCTGGAAGAACTCAACTTGCTATTGAGGCTCTGCCGGGACAAGCGGTTCATTTCCACCGGCCAGTACGCCAAGGCCATCGAGCTCACCGCCAGCGTCGGCAAGCAGGCCAACGGTTGGAGAAAACACAATGCATCGTCGCCTGTTGCCTGACCGTCACGGCGGCCAGGACCGTGCGACTGTTGATCTGGTCGCGCCGCTGGCTCACGAGGCCACCGCCATGTGCATCACGGAGATCGCCGGCCATCCCGTGCCGGGCCGCTCCGGCACAGTTCCCCCGCTGATCGGCACCCAGGAGTATGGGGACCTTCGGCCGGGCGACGTAGATAGCGCGAACCAACGCAGCACGCCGAGAACGCGGACTATGCCTGGAACCAGAACTTCGGCAACGGCAACCAGAACTACAACCACAAGAACAACGAGTTCCGCGCGCGGGCCGTCCGCAGATCAACCCGGTGAAGATGCCGGCCATGCTGATTTTTCTTTCGAGGAACTGGTAGCGGCCTATTTCGATTGTCGCCGCACTAAGCGCAACAGCCTATCGGCGCTCGCCTTTGAGCAGGACTTGGAACGAAATCTGATTCAGCTCCATGAGGAGTTGCAGGCCTGCACCTACCGCCCAGGGCCGTCCGTCTGTTTCGTCATCACCCGTCCCAAACCGCGCGAAGTCTGGGCCGCCGGCTTCCGCGATCGAATCGTGCACCATCTGCTCTATAACCGCATCGCGCCGCGGTTCTACCGTTCGTTCATTGTCGATTCATGCGCGTGTATTCCCGGCCGCGGCACGCTCTATGCCGCCCAGCGCCTCGAGGCGAAGGTGCGCAGCATCACACAGAATTGGTCGCGGCCGGCATGGTATCTCAAGTGCGACGTGGCCAACTTCTTCGTCAGCATCGATAAGCGCATCCTGCGCGATCGGCTCGCCCGACGGATCACCGAATCATGGTGGATGTGGCTCACCGACACCATCCTGTTTCACGACCCGCGCGAGGACGCCATCCTCCGCAGCGCGCCGGTGCGCCTGCGGCTCATCCCGCCGCACAAGAGCCTGTTCAATCAGTCAGCCGGCCGCGGACTGCCGATCGGCAATCTCTCATCGCAGTTCTTCGCCAACGTCTACCTGGACAAACTCGACCAGCACGCCAAGCATCGCCTGCGCGCCCGGCACTACATCCGCTACGTCGATGACTTCGTGCTCCTGCACGAATCCCCACAGTGGCTCAACGCCGCCCACGCCGACATTGAGGCCTTTCTGCCCGAAACGCTGGCCGTCCGCCTGAACCCGTCCAAAACCATCCTGCATCCGATCGAGCGCGGCATCGACTTTGTAGGCCAGGTCGTCAAGCCGTGGCGCCGCACCCTGCGCCGGCGAACACTGAACGCGAGCCTGAACCGGATCGAACGGCTGAGCGCGGGCCGGTTGTTTGAAACCGCCAACAGCTATTTTGGCCTCCTGCGCCAGGCCACGCACAGTCATGCCGATCGGATCGAGCTCGCACGCCGCCTGCGCCGGCGCGGCCATGCCGTGAATGGCCACCTTACGAAAGCGTTTCCCCGGAAACCGGCGCCATGAAACCCTGCGACTACTGCAAAGAGCCGGTTGAGCCGACCAAAGAGAATCAACGGTTCTGCACCACGCCCGGCAAGAACTGCCGGAGCAAGTGGCATCGCGAAAACAGATGCCCGGGAAAGGTCACCGGCCTGCGTGCCTTGAAGCACGGTGTGTGGTCGGTCACCGTGCATTACACAAAGCAGCCGAACGGGATTATTATCGGGACCATGGTACGGCTCGAAACGGATGATATGCCGCGTTCAGACGCGAACACAGGCGAAAATACGGGTTAGCGTATGACACCAGACACCATAGCCGCCAGCTACGCCCGCTACAGCTCCGACAACCAGCGCCACGAGTCGATCGAGGACCAGGAGCGCAAGATCGACAAGCTGGCGGCGGATAAGCTGGGGCAGCCGGTGCGGCTGCGGTTCCGGGACTTTGCCGATTCCGGCTGGAACCCGGCGCGCTCCGACTACCAGCGCACGCTGGCGGCGGCCAAGGCCGGCGAGTTTCAGGTGCTGCTGCTCGATGACCTTTCCCGCCTCGGCCGCGACCAGGACGAACGCGGGCTGGCCATCCGCCGGCTGGAATTCATCGGCGTGCGCGTGCTGAGCGCCGATGGCTACGACACCCACATGCCGCTGCAGCAGCGCGTGATCACCCGCGGCGCGCGCGGCATGATCGACTCCATCTACTCCATCGACCTCGCCGAGAAAACCCACCGCGGGCTCGCCGGCCAGGTGCTCAAGGGCAACAATGCCGGCGGCCGGGCCTACGGCTATCGCCATGTGCCCATCACCGACCCGACCCGCACTGACACCTACGGCCGGCCGGTAGTCGTCGCCGTGCGCCGCGAACCGGACCCGGACCAGGCGGGCATCGTGCGGCAGATCTTCGAGCAGTTCGCCGCCGGCTGCTCGCCGCGCGAAATCGCCCACCGGCTGAACGCGCAGCGTATCCCCTCGCCTCGAGGCAGCACCTGGGCGGTGTCGGCCATCTATGGCGATCGCCGCTCCGGCGTCGGGATACTGAACAACCCCATCTACGGCGGCACGCTGATCTGGAACCGATCCCGCTGGGTACGTGACCCCGACACCGGCAAGCGCCACCGCCGCGAGCGGGACAGGTCCGAGTGGATCATCCAGCCCGCGCCCGAACTGCGGATTGTGGACCCGGAAACATGGGCTGCCGCCGAGAAACGCCTGGCCACCCGCCGGCCACTCAAGACCGGCCGCAAACCGTCCTACCTGCTCTCGGGCATCCTGCGCTGCGGGGTCTGCGGAGGGGCCTATGTGGTGGTCTACCGCGGCCAGTACGGCTGCGCCGCCCACAAAGACCGCGGCCCGGCCGTCTGCCGCAATGGCCTGCGGGTGCACCGCGCCGAGCTCGAGCGCCAGATCCTCGCCGCCGTGAAGGAAACCCTGCTCAGCCCCGATGCAGTCGAAGCCTTCCGCGCCGAGCTCGCCCGCGAGCTGCGCGCCGCCCGGCGGGACGACCCGGCAAAGCCCCTGCGCGCGCGGCTGGACCGCCTCGAGGCCGAGATCGGCCGCATGGTGGCCGCCATCCGCGCCGGCACGGCTTCCAAGGCCCTAACAAGGGCCCTGGAAGCCGCCGAAACCGAACGCGACCAGGTAGCCGCAGACCTGGCCGCCGCGATCGCGCCGGTGCCCGAGATCATCCCGGGCGCGGTGGACGAATACCGAAAAATGGTAGAGAGTCTTGAAAACGGCCACCCAGCCGACACAGCCGCCACACGGGCGGACCTGGCCGAACTGCTGGGGCATATCCCCCTGACGCCCGTACCGGGGCGCCAGGAGGTCGAGGCCAACTTGGAAGGGGTCTACACCGGCCTGCTGCGCATAGCAACAGGAGGCCGGTTGCAGACAACGGTGGTAGCGGGGGCAGGATTCTCTAATTCTCTGCTCTTTCCGGCCACCGGGAAGGTGGTGTGAACAGCCGCTGTTTTCGGTGGCTTTAACGGAAGGAGATACTAATGAAAAAGATCAACTATGCAATCCTCGCCGCCTGCCTGTTAGCGGCTGCTTATATGCCGGCAAAAGCCGCGGACATCGAGATCGGCGCCGGCCTCACCAGTTATCAGGCGCAGCACGACGGCGCGTGGTATCAGGACGGCCTTCCGCATTGGTTCGATCTGGAGTCCGAATCGCTGTCGGTCGGGCTCAGCCAGAAGGTCGGCAAGTACCGCTACCGCGCCGCGTTCGTGGCGCTCGGCCAGATGTACAACATGGCACAGGTCGTCGGGGACCATCGCTACGCGCCCGGCATGCCGGATGGCGGGCAGTATGTGTGGGTGCAGGGGCGCGGCAGCGTGTCTGGTGTAGAACTTGCGGTGCAGGGTCCGTTCAAGATTCTCGGCGTGCCGATGTTCTCGGAGGCCGGCATCTACGCCTACAAGAACAAGTTTCAGGTTGCGGTGCTGGATGCGGATGGCAATCTACTCACCGAGTTTTCCCGTAAGGACGTGATGCTCTACCGGCCGATGGTTGGGTTTGGCGTCAGGTATGAGGGAATTGAATTTGGGGTGCGTTACTACTACCTTGATGTCTCAAGCAAGGGAGACGCGGTAACGCCACTCCAGACGGGGGCCTTTAACTTCATGGTGAAGGCCGTCTTCTAGTTCCTCAGGGTGGAAATAAATCAGAACGCTGGCGGTAAGATTCCACCAGTTCCAGCACTTCGCCCCATACCGTCGCGATCGCGAGCAGCACGGCCACGGTGATACGCGCGATCACCGGCAGCGCTCCTGCGCGGCGCGGATGAGCCGCACGCGCTCCCAGCCTTCGTGCGCCCAGCGCTCGTAGTCGGTCAGGCGGTCGATGGCGTCAGCGTTGCTCGGCGCCGGTGGCAGGCGCTCGGCCTGTAGCGATGCGGGCTCGAGCAGGTGGGCCGGAACCGGCGGGCACCAGCCCTGCGGGTTGGCCGGCGCGGTCGAGCAGGCCGTCAAGGTAAGCGTGCAGCACAGGAGCAAGGCGCGCATAGTAATCCTCCATCTGCTTGAGCCGGGCCGTGAGCCCGGCAATTTGCCGTTCGCGGGCCTCGCGGGCCTGCCGCTCGGCCAGCGTCTGCGCCGAGAGGTCGGCCGCCTGGCGATCGAGCGCGGCGGCCAGGGCTTGCGCATGCCGCGCATGGGTCTCGGCCGCCTCGGCCTTGAGCCCATGCACCCGGAGCGTTTGCAGACCGCTGATGAGGCCGAGGCCAAGTACCAGGGCGGCTAGGATCTTGGTGGTGATGCCCATGGTCATTTCCTCCGCTCGAACCCGCCCGGCGGGCCGACTTCCCGCCGGCGCCGGTCGGCGTTGATGGCGGCGGCCATCCCGGGGGCGAATTTCTTGATCAGGTAGAAGCCGGCCTTGAAGGCGAGCGCGGCGGCCGGGCCGGCCAGCACGCCCGGGATCCACCAATCGAAACCAGCCGGCCAGATCGGCCAGGCGACCAGAAAGCCGATGCCGGCCGTGACAAGATAAACCTGCCGGTGCGAGGGGCCGGAAATCGGCGCTAGGCGCCAGATGACCTTGATCGTGTGGGTGGCGGCGAGGGTCACGGCGATCAGCAGCACGAACGCCTTCCACTCGGCCGGAGTGAACAGGCCGGCCACCCATTGCGCTAGTGGCGCGAGGTACTGCTGCAGCAGGGTTTCGAGCATGTCAGGGTCTCCGGGGTTGTCCGGCTTGAAGGGCCGCCAGCGCCTCCACCAGCGCCTCGGCGATGCGCTCGCAGGCGGTGTCGCGCTGGTCGTGGAGCTTCTGGCGGTTGTGGATGAATTCCGGCTCCAGGATCAGCGCCGGGCAGGCGGTGGCTTTGAGGAAGTAATCGACGCGCTCATCGCCCTCCACGTCGCCCGGATAATCCACATGCCCCGGACGGTCCATGCGATACCAGCCCTCGATCGCGCCGCGGTCTGGCGGAAAGAGGCCGGCCATCGAGCCCTGCACGATGCGCGCGGCCAGCGCCCCGGCTTCGCTGCCTGGGCAATAAAGCGTCTCGCTCCCGCGGCCGGCGCGCTTGGGGTCACTGTTGAAGTGAATCTCCGCCGCCAGCTCGGCGCGCGGCGCATGGCGGTTGATCCAGCGCACCTTGTCGCCCAGCCACAGGCCCGGGGCGATGTCTACCATCACCCGCTGGCGGGCGTAATGGGCAATGCGGTGAACCCAGTCGAGCGCTTCGCCGTGCTCGCAGTACAGCCGCTGGCCAGCCTGGAAACAGGCGCCAGGATCGGCGGGGTAGTGGCCGGGGCTTAAGATCAGCATGGGCGCCTCAATCGTCTTTGCGTTGCGTGGCACGTTGCGCGGTGACGATCTTGAGCAGGTCGCGCAGCAGGTCGGCGATGGCGTCGAACCGCTTGTCGCTGCTTTCGCTCAGCAGCCGCATTTCGTTTCGCAGCGCGTTGTTGCAGGCAGCCACGGTGTCGGTCACCCGACCCGTGGTGCGCTTCTCGCTCTCAACGATGCGCTGCACCAAGGTGGATTCCAGCCGTCCATGGTCGCGGTGGAAATCGCGCGTCACACCGCTCACCACGTCGTGCACGTAGTCCTGCGTCACGGCGCCGCTCTCGAGGTGGGTGATGCGCTCGCCGTGCGCGGCCAGGCGATCGTTGACCTTGTTGATGTCCTCGCGCAGGTGCTCGCCGTTGTTGTCCGCCTGCCGCCAGAATCGCCCCACCAGTTTCGCCGCCAGCCACCCAGCCGCCGTGCTCATGGCGCCCAGTGCCCACATATACCAGGGCACATGGTCCGGATCGGGTGCGGGCAGTGGCGGGCTCATGCGTGGTGGTTCTCCGAAAATCAAAAAAAGGCCCGCGCGAGGCGGGCCGAATGGCGGTTGAAATCAGGGAAACGACAAATCAACGGCATTGAGCGCCTGCAGGTCGGCCGCCGCATCCACTTGGGCGGCCAGCGCATCGCGTCGGTCGAGCTGGGCCTGCACGAACGCCGCGCCCTCCATGCCAACCTGAATGATCTCCTCGGGGCTGTGGTCGCGGCGCACGTAGTCGCCGCCATCTTTGCAGATAAACCGGCCGGTCCATTGCTCCCAGGCCAGCCAGGCGGCCGTGCCGTCGCGCACCTGCTCGCCCTTTACCACCGGCCAGGCGGGTTCAGTGGCTCCGGTAATGCCGGCCGCCGAGCAAATGTAGATCCAGCCGTTCCACACCGTGGGGCGGATGACCTTGCGGGTGGTAACTACCGCCGCTGGCGTCCACAAGGGAACGGTGGCCTGCACCACCAGCGCCTGCGACACCCGCGCGTTCATGTAGAGCTTGTCGATCAGTCCGGCCGGGTAGGTGTACACCGCCCCGAGCGCCGCCGATGGGTAATCGCGCACCACCGCCGCCTCGTAGGCTGCTGTGAGCAGTCGCCGCCAGCGCGCTTTGGCGGCCGGCAGCAACTCGAGCGGCCACAGCACCGGGTCGGTGGATTCAATCGTGTAGCTGATCGCTGCATCAGCCGGCAACTCGGCGCCATCTGCATCGAGCAGCCGCACCACGGCCGCGCCGTCGTCGGTGATCTCCTGCCACAGCACCGCGCCGGCCGGGGTGCGGCACTTGTAGTAGCGCATCGCTAATAGAGCGGATCTTTCTTGTCGAAGGCCGCGCTGATCTCATTTCCCAGCTGCTGAAGTGGATCAGGCTCTGTCATCGGATCCGGAATACCCCACTTCGGCATCGGCGGGTTGGCGTCTTCCACCTCGTAACCGAACACAGCATCGGCCGGGAACGGATTGCCTTGCTCGTCGACCAGCCGCACGAGTTCCAGCGTGTCGGGCGTCAGCTCCTGGTAGCCGAAGGTTCCAACCTTGGCATGCCCGCGCGCCTTCTTGCTGTGGGCTTCCGAGGCGTAGCTCACCTTACCGCGCGCGGCGATGAGTGCCGAGGCCAGCGCGCGGGCCTTGCCGGCCTCGGCCGCCGCGATCTCGGCATCCGCCGGCAGGCCGGAGGCCTTGGCGAGCTTGTCGATCTCGGCGGCGTTGCGCGTGGCGGCGTTGTACTGGGCGGTGAGGTCGGCAAGCTCGGCGGCGGCCGCTTGCAGATCGGCGTGGGCCTGGTTGTCGCGGTACTCGATGATTTTGATTTTGATGTATTTCATTGCGCCCTCATGCCGCCAGCGGCATCTCGATGAAAAGGATTCCTGGAGTGCCATTGCCACCAATTCGGTTAACAGCGACCGTGGATACCGCGCCGGAACCGGACACACCATAGCCTTGTCCGGCAACACCATTGTTATTTGTTCCGCTCGTGGTTCCCGGTACGCCGTCGCCGCTTTGAATCAGGTCTATCAGGATATTATCCATGTAGCGATTGCCGAGTTTTCCGTACAGAGGAAACCCAGGGCCAACGCCTAGCCCACCCGCTGGGACACCAGACCCGTTCCCGCCGGGATTGCCGTTCTCCGCGAAAAATGCCTCACCTGCAAGGATGCCGGAAACGGGCCCCGCCGCGCCACCGGCGCCGATCGGTGTCCCGCCGTTTCCAACAATTCCGCCGAGGCCGCCTCCAAGCGTGAGATAGCTGCCGAAAGTGGTGTCAATTCCAGCACCACCGTTTGCGCCATTCACACCAAAACCTCGGCGGCCGACCTGAACAGGGACGATTTCTCCCTCCATCAGGAACACAGGCAGCCTGATGCATCTGGCGCCGCTACCGCCACCGCCACCGGCCGCGGTAGCAAGATTCACACCGCCACCGGCACCGCCGCCGCCGCATCCGGTGAGCAGATACCAGCCGGTTCGCGGGGCGATGAACACACCGCCACCATTTACATCCCCGGCGGTAAATAGCCACAGGTTGTCGTACAGGGAATAGTTCCCCCCCGACCAACCGTTTAAATTGTTGTGGAGCATGGGCTAATAATCACCGCCATTGTACGGCGAAATCTTGAGCCCCGCCGCCACCGCCGTGGCAAGGCATGCGTAGATCCGCTCCCCCGACTCGAGGTTTGCGTTGATTGCCGCAACGTAAGGAACCGAAGCCACCGTTTGGGAAAGCGTGTTCGCCAGCACAGTGACCTCGGAAATCAGATTGTTGTTTGCGGCCACTTCCGGGTCCGAGCCGTTGTTCCGGAATATACGGATCAGGCTCTGCACGTTGGTTCCCAGGTGCTCAATCAGCACCGCCGGCAGCTTGGAACCGCCGGCGGCGGCCGTGAAGATCAGCGCCCGGCCGGTGGCGCCGGTGCCGTCGGTCGACGTGTTCGCGGCCGTAAGCGTGGCCGGCGTGCCTTTGTTGGGCGAGGAGATGAACTGCGCGGCTGTTGTCATCGGGTATCCCCGTCAGGTGAAGTGTGTGTATGCGAAAATGTTGCCCATAATCACGCTCGGCAGCAGCTTCGAGTTCACGCCGTCGTGGTCGTGCGCCTGGGCGGGGGTGTAGCCGTAGCCGATCCACTCGTAGAGGTTCTGGTCGCGGTCGCGATACGCGGTCATCAGCGTCTCGTCGATAGCCGAATCGACATCAACCGCCGCGTCGGCGATCGCGGTAAAGTTCTTACTCGGTGCCGGCATTCAGGTCCACCTCGAAAAGTGCGCGCGCGAAGGGATGGCGGCAGCCCACCATGAAGCGCTTGGCGAACGGTATCTTCTCGTCCGGAAAGCGCTCGAGCAGGCCCACGTAGTGCTCGCATTTATTGCAGCGCGCGACCGGCACCAGCTTCTTGCCGGCGAGCGGGCATTCCACGAACACATTGCCGGGCGTTTCCACCTGGCGGCGGGTGTCGGTCGGGTCGCTCATAAATCCTCAGATGATCAGGTAGCCGTCATCGCCGTTGCTCATCTTGCCGCTCGAGTTGCAGATGAACGCATAGCCGCGCTGCGCCTCACTCGCGGCCAGGTAATCCGGATGCCCGGCCGGGGCGATGAAGGCGTAGCGCCGGTCGAAGGTGGTGGTGCGCGCGGTCACGCTGATGCTGTCGCCGTTGTCCTGGCGCTTGGTAATCAGCACCCGCGCGGTTTTTGCCGCGCCGTCGACGTCCACAATCTGGTCGGTGGTCAGGTCGTAGAGCTGGCCTTCCTTGATCGCGGCATCCTTCGGGTCGAGCTTGAAATCCACCTTCTTCGGGGCGTCGCGGTAATAGGAAATGCGCCGGCTCGCCCACGCCTTCATGGCGCTGGCGTTGGCGGCGGTGAACCAGCGCGAGTAGGTGAGCGCCTGGCGCCGGTCGCCGTACTCGTTGGCGCTCTCGGCGTCGGCGTCGATGTAAAGCTCGCCGCGCAGGAAGTTCTTGGCCTCCTTGCGGTTGGCCACGGCCGACACCAGGTCGTAATAGACACCGGCAAAGGTGAGCCGCAGTTGGTCGAGCGATTCCACCTGCACCGAATCACTGATCAGGTTGGCTTCGTCCGTCACGGTGTTGCTGGCCGTGGCGGCGGGCGCCATGGGGCCGATCACTTTGTACTTCACCTTCTGGTCCACCGGCGACCACCAGAACACCCCGCCGCTTTGCTGGGCGAGCTCGCCAAGCAGGTCCGACACGTCCTCGGGCTCCACCAGGCAGGCGGTTACGTGGTACTTCGTGCCGAGCCAGGTGTTTTCCTCCTCGGCCAGCCCGGCGAGGTCGATCTGCGCATCCTCGATGCCGCTGAGGTTCAGCAGGTCTTCCACCACCGTGGAAAACGGCTGGTCTACCCACGCCTGGCACAGCTGCACGCCATCGCCGATCTTGGCCGCCACCGCGGTGGTGCCGAACTGCGAGCGGTAGGTGCTGTCCGGCCAGCTGAGCACGTCGGCCGAATAACTGGCCTCGTCCGAGTAGGCAATCCAGTCGATCTCGTACACCGCACCGGTGCCGGTGTCGACATCGAGCCGCAGCCCGGTGATGTCGTTCGTCATCCAGTCCGTGCCGCCGGCCGTGAGCGCGGACATGTCCCAGGTCGCCACCACGAAATCCGAGGCGATTCCGGCCGGCACCGCGATGTCTTTGTAGTAGCTGGCGGTAAAGCCGTGGCCGGCGGTGGAGTAGTAAAGCCGCCCATCCCAGGTTCCGGTGCCGCTCACGCGCTTCAGGCGCACGTGCACATAGCGGTTATTGCCGCCGGCAAACGGTGTGATGCCGGTTTTCGCAAACTGCGGGTCGGCGGCCGAGGGCGTGAAGGTGATGGTGGCCGCGTTGTGCACCACGCTGGCATTGGTCGCCACCCAGCCTTCCGACTCGGCGCTGAAGTTCCACCCCACCGCCACGCGCTTGTCGGTGTAGCGGATCACCTGATCGCCAACGCGCACATAGCCGGCGTCCGGATAATCCGGCCCGTCCAGCGCCCGCAGGGTCATTTGCAGGTCGTTGGTGGCGAGCGCCACCGCCAGCTTGCCGGCCGTGGGCCGCGGCACCTTCACCCGGTCGGTGAGCTTGAGCGGGTCTTTGAGCGTGATGGTGATCTCGTCGCGCGAGCTAGGGCCTTTCATGGCCTCGATCTGGTAGAGCTCGGTAACAAAATCGCCCCAGTTAAAACCGCCCGTCAGGTACGCCCGCCGGATGCGCGCCGGGCGCCCGCTGTAGTTGTGGTTGCGTGCGAAGAACCGCGACCAGAACGTGCCCTGCGCCGGCGTGGCGCGGGTAGACGCATAGGGGTCGGTGTCGGCATCGTTATCCGGCTCGTCCACCAGCGTGAGCGATACCGACGCCCGGCGGGCGATGCCGGCATCCGGGTCGATCTCGGTGGGCGCGAACTTCACCTGCTTGATGTACGGCCGCAGCTTCTCACCGGCCGGCAACGGGCTGCCGGTGGTGATGAACTGGTAGGTCTTCGTGGCCCGCGTGTAGTTGGCCTTGTCCTGGCAGGTCTTGAAGGTGTTGTAGCACTCGTTGCCCACACCCCCGGATGCGGTACAGGGCGCCACGCCATAAGTGAGCGAACAGGTGTCGATGTCCATTTCCAACACCGTGACCGGGATGCGGGCGAAGTCGGTCATGACACCACCCCAACAACGTCGAAGCTCAGATCGCAGTAACTCCCCGGCCGGTGCGGGGTCTTGAACTGGTCTTTCACCGCCACCAGCCGCGCTTCGTCGAGGTGCGACACCGGGTCCCACACGAACAGGAACGGGTCGCGGCCCACGTGCAGCCGCCAGGCCGGCAGCCAGGTGGCGCGCACCCAGGCCCAGGTGACCAGCTCGAACTTGAGCGATTCGGCCCACTCCTCGTAGCGCACCGTGCGCCCGATGGGGTGCCCCAGCTCCGAGCGGTTGGCCTGCCCCTTGATCACCCGCCCGATCGGGTCGAAGCCGCTGGCGAGATAGGCCGGAATGTCCAGCGCCACGCCGAGCGCCGCGATGGCGAGCGAGGGCATGGTGGCGCCGGTGATCCGCAGCCGCCAGTAGCGGTACGACACGCTCGCCACCAGCCGCACGAACGGGTCGTCGCTCGCGGGGGTGAGCGTATCCACCAGCACATCGCTGGCCGCGAAGTTGTCGGTGGAGCCGCGCAGCTCGATGGTCGCGCCCTTGGTAAAGAGGTCGTGCCCGTACACCGCCCAGTAATCCACGGCCTGCGCCGACCCGCAGTCCACCGTCACCGTGGCCGGCAACGCCGTCGGCTTCCACCAGGTGTAGGGCCGGAAGTCGCGCAGGTTCAACACGCTGTACCCGACCGCCGTGGTCGAGGCGACAGGCGTGCCGTCGTCGAGGCGGTTGTCGTGCAGGATCTTGGGGTAATCGGTGGCCATGGCTATGCCGTCAATGTCCGCACATTGATACTGACACCGTCACCCGATGCGTCATTGATCAACGGAATCAACTCGTCACGAACCTGCGCCGCCGAAAAGGTCGAGCCGATCATCGTGACGTTCACGTTGCGCGGCTGAGCGCTCGCCTGCTGTGCCGATTGCAGCGTCGGGGGCGGCGGCTCCGGCCGGCTGTAGTCGATCGGGTCCGGGATGCCACCGCCGGGGCTGGCGTTGAACACCGGTGTGGCGCCGCCACCGCCGCCGAACTTCTGCGCGCGAATGCGGTTGACATTGGCGAGCCCCGTGGCAAGCGCGATGGCCGCGAACACGAGGCCGATCGGGAAGCCGTAGGAGAGTGCCGCCGACACGCCGAGATAGGTGTTCACCAGCGCTTGGCCGATGGCCGCCTTCTTGCCGATCTCGAATTCCTTTTTCTTGCCCGACTGCATGAGGTTGCTCATCTGTCCGAGCATCATCCCCACGCCCTGCACCTGCTGGTTGAAGCTGCCCTGCATCAGCTGGTTGACCTGCCCCATCCAGGTCGATTGCGCGCCGTATTCCCGCGCGCGCCATTTGTCCATAACCTGGGCGCGCTGGGCCTGGTATTGGTTCTCGAGGCCGGCCTTCATTTCCTCGTAGGTCTGGAGCGAGACCACGTCCAGCATGTAGGCGTTGTCGAGCAGCATCTGCTTTTGCATCAGCTGCTCGGCCAGCACTTCCTGCTCGGTGGCGAACGACTCCTGCATCTTGAGGATGTCATTGGCCACTTTGTCCTGGCCGGAGAATTCCTTGTTGGCGGCCGGGTTGATCTGCCCGCCGCCACCCATGGCGGCGGCGCGGGCGGCGGCGATTTCCTCGGCGCCCTGCTGGGCGGCGGCCTTGACCTCGGCAAACCATGCGAGCACGTTGTCGGCCGGCAGCGGCTGGCTCGCCAGCGCGTCGAACTCGCCGCGGATTTCCTGCATCCGGATGCCGCTGATGTCGGCGATGTCCTGCAGGGTGGCGGCGTACTCGGCGGCGGGAACGCCCATCTTCTGGCCGACCCAGGACTCGCCGAAGAAATTCATGAAATCGGTGAACGCGCGGTCCACCGAGGCGATGCCTTGCACGATGGCATTGATGGCCTCGGCCACCACCACCTTGAGCCCCACCCACACCACCTGCAGCCCGCGCACCACGTTGGCCCCGTAGGCCACCACCACCGAGACCGTTTCCATCCCCGACACCACCTCGTCGCGGAAGCCGTTGGCCTCGCGCGCAGAGTCGGCGAACTTGTTGGCCATGGCTGTGATGATCGGCGAGAGTTGCACGGCGATGGTGTTGACGATGCCGCTGGCGGCCATCTTGGCGCGCGTCATGGCGTCGTTGGCCATCTCCACCTTGGCGGCATCCACGCGCGACAGCGCGACACCCCAGGCCCGGGTGTCCTCGGTGGCGCGGCGGATACCCTCGGCGCCGTCGGCCACCAGGTTGAGCATCTCCGATGCCCGGGCGCCGAAGATCTGCTGCGCGATTGCGTTGCGCTGGGTGACGTTCTCCACCCCCGCGAGCGAGGTCATGATGCGTTCCAGCTGCTGGTCCGGCGCCAGGGCCGAAAGCTCACGGGCCGAGAGCCCGAGCTGCTGGTAGGCCCGGGCGCTCTCGCCGAGGCCGAACGCCGCGTCGGCCACGCTGCGGGTCATGCCGCGCAGGCCGGTGCTCAAGGTTTCCTGGGAAACCCCGGCGAGGTCGGCGGCGTGCTTGAGGCCGGCCATCTTGTCGGTGGCCACCCCCAGCCGGTCGGCGAGCTTGGCGGTCGCGTCGATCGACTCCATGGCGCTTTTGATGAGCACCGCGAAGCTGCCGGCGCCCATCGCCGCCACCAGGCCAGCAAAGCCCTTCTTGACGGAACTGACCGCACCATCGATGCCCTGCATGGCGCCACGCACGTCCTTGGTGGCCTTTTTCATCTCCGCTTCGAGTCGGGCCACGCCGGCGGCAAGGTCGATCGTCAGGGTGCCGGCACTCGTGCTCATCGTCTTTTCACCTTTCGCCGGAATTCCTGCAGGGCCGCCAGCTCCATGATCTGGAGATGGGTAAACGCCGTTTTGCGGTCGGCAACCTCATGGATGCGCATCACCGCCTCCACCGCAGCGTAATCAAGGCCGATCGGCAGGTTGCCGTCGGGCCGGCTCTCGATGCGCCACTGCGTGGTGCAAGCAAGGAACAGGCACACCGCCGGCCAGTTTTCCGGCCAGACCTCGCAGGTGCGCACCGTTTCGGTGTCGGCGAGGAAGCGCGCCACCTCCTCGCGCGCCGCCCCCATGGCCTCGAGGTCGGCGGCCACCGTGCCGGCCTCGTGGCTGTCGCCGCGTGCCCAGTGGCGCGCGGCGTCTTCTAGTTTTTTCGGGGGGCGCCCTCCAGGGAACCGAAGAACGCCAGCACGATCGCCGCGCGCATGCCGGGCAGGTCCAGCACGATGCGGCGAGTGGCCTCGTTGAACGGCACGTCCTCGCCCTGCTCGTCCTTGATGCCGGACCAGCCGAGCAGGATCTCGTCCAGGAACTCGGTGTCGTTCACGGCGTTGTCTTTGGCCTGTTTCTGGATCTCGTCGAGCCGCGACTGCGGCAGGCGCCGGAACTCGGCCATGAACTCGTGGCGGTCGTACTTGCCGCCGTCGCGCGGGGCGTCGTATTTCACCGGCCAGGTGTAGCTGGCCTTCTGCGAGAGGATGAAGGCCATGGCTTACAGTGCCTTGAGGGTGAGCTGGTTGTTGGCGGCGGTGGACTGGAACACGAGATCCATGCCCATCATGGCGATGCCGTCGGCGTCGTCGTACTTGGGGGCGGCCACCTGCACGGCCGGGGCGTCGAACTGGATCTTGTTGCCGCCGACGGTGCCGTGCACCAGCGCCAGCGCGCCGGTGGTGCCGGCGGCCACGGTGGTGAACCAGTTCTTGGTCGCGAGCAGCGCCGCCTCGATCGACAGGCTGCCGGCCACCTTGCGGTTGGTGATGCGCACCTCCTCGGTGGTGTTCACGTAGGCCTTGTGCACCACCTCGTTGCCGAGGTCGATGCTGAGGCTGGCGAGAATGGCGGCGTAGCTGTGGAGCGAGAAGGTGGTGTTCACCTTGTTGACCGGCAGCGGCTTCTGCCAGGCGGTGAGCGTGAGGGTGGGCAGCGCGGTGTCGGTGGGGGCGTTGTAGATTCCGGTGAAGCTGAACTTGGCCATGGGAATGGCCTCGTTGCTCAACTCGAAGCTCACATTGCCGCGGCAGCCGGTGATCTTGTGCAGCACGCCGTCGAGGTGGAAGTAGATCGTGACCGACTCGAACGACGCCGAGACGAGGGCGTAGGTGGCATCCACGCCGACGTTGAGCGTTTGCGAGAACCCGCAGGCACGCATGAGCGGGCCCCAGGCCGGCGCGGTGCCGGCGGTGCCGGAGCCGGCGAGCTCCACCTCGAACTCCACCGACACCTTGGCCGTACCCGGCACCTGGCCGAGGTTGCCGAAGTACGGAAGCACCACCTCGCGCTCCTGCATCTCGGCCTCGAACGGCGTGATCGACAGGCCCTTGGACAGCACCGCGTCGGTCGCGCCGACCGGGGTGGGGTCGGTGCCGTAAACGGTCTCGATCTTGGCGAGGATCGCTTTCTTCAAGAAGAACATGGTGTGCTCCTGAAAATGAAAAACCCGCCGGGCGGCGGGTTCGGGTTAGAGGTCGGGGCCCTCGGTTTCCGGGGGCGGGTCGAGGCCGGGCGGGGCAGCGCCGGGCGGGGCGGTGCGCTCCACCAGGATGCGCCGGCCGGTCTTGGGGTCGACGGTGTAGCTGCCGCCCTCGCCGTCGTGTTCGTCGGGCAGATCGGTGGCGGTTCGGGTCTTGACCATGCGTCCTCCTATTCGGCGTGCACCACGGTGAAGTCCGTGGCGTGCGCGAACACATCGAGTTCCGGCTCGTAGGCGTCGGCCTCCGAACCCATGAAGATGTCGTACACCGTATAGCCGGCGATGGTCGTGCCGGTCACCGCGCTGCCGTGGCGCTCGAGCGCCAGGCGCACCTGTTCGGAGAGGGACTTCAAATCCTCGTACTTCGCCGCCCAGCTGGTGACCTGAATCCGCACCCGCGCCATGCCGGGGTCGGACTGCACGCCTTGCAGCCGCTCCGAGGCGACGCGCCGGTAGGTGATGCAGGGGTAGGTCGGCTCCTGCGGCATCACCACCGGGTAGATGCGCGCCGGTGTGCCGACGATCGCGACCACCCCGGCGTGCGCGGACAGCACCGAATGCACGACCTTCTCGGCTTTCATTTCACGATCTGGTCGAGGCGCTTGCGGATATAGGCCGCCACCGCCTCGAGCGCCGCGGCACTCGCGGATTCCAGCGCCGGGCGCATGAAAGGCCGGGCACGGGCACCGGGATGCTCCACCCGGTTGGTGACGATCACGCGGCCCTCGATGCCACCGATGCGCAGCCCACGGCCGCGCCGGCCGCGGATGGTGTGGCGCTTGGTGCCGCCCTCGACCATGTGCGCGTAGAACACCCCGCGCTTGCGGTCACCGGCCACCACCCGCGCGGTGACGATGCCGCGACGCACGCCGGTCGACACCCGCAGCGTCTTGGCGAGCCGGCCGGACTTCACCGGCACCCGCGAACGCGCCTCGTTCAGCACCACGTTGGCCCCGGCCCGCAGTGCGCCGCGCAGAATCTTCGCCTCCAGCTTGGCCGGCAGCTGGCCGAGCGTCTTTTCGAGTTGGGGCAGGCCCTTGACGTGCAGGAGTTCGGTCATGGGTTGATCAGCTGGGCCACGACTTCCAGCCCCTCGCGGCGGCCGATTTCGGACACCGCCTTGATGTTGTAGTTCTGGCTGCCGTAGACAATGCGGCAGGTGTTGTCGAGGTCGGTGCGGTAGTACATCCGGAACCGGTACAGCGCCTCGGCCGCGATCTGGTCGCCCTCGTACATCTCCCGCCCCGACAGCACCGCCCGGCTCGCCCACACCTCAGCGATCAGCACCCAGCTCTCCACCGGCTCGCCGTAGTCGTTCTGGGTGCTGGTGAGCCGTTCCAGGCGGATCTTGCGGTCGAGCTCGCCGGCGCGCATGTCAGAATCCGTGCAGCACGTAGGGCAGCAGCAGGGCCTCGGCGCTGTAGGGCACCGAGACGATCGGTGCACCGACCAGGGCGCTTTCGCGGCGGGCATACAGCTCGGCCAGGATCAGCAGCACCGCCCACTTGATCGGGGCCGGCACGGTATCGGCCGACGCGCCATAGCCAGCGACAAACCGCACGGTCACGTCATTCGGCAGCCCGCGCACCGCCGGCCAGCTCTTGCCATAGGCCGGCACGATCCGGCCCGGGCCGCTGGTTGATCCCGCGTCCACCACTTCGTACTCGCTCACCGCCAGCGTCTGCAGCACGCCGGTGCCGTCGATGTATTTGATGTAGGTCACCGACGAGAGCGGGGCGTGCGGCACTTCAAGGCAGGGCCGGAATCCGCCCAGCTGCCAATCCCATGTCTGTGCGAGCAGCGCGCGGTTCAGGAACGATTCGGCGATGCCGCGGGCCGCGGTAATCAGCGAGGTGATGTAGGTGTCTTCGTCTGTCGTCGTTACGCGCAGATGCGATTTGGCCTCGGTGAGCGTAGCCGGTTCGGTCGTCGGTGCCGTAACGAGGACGAGCGACATGGGTTATTTCTTGGCCTTCTTGTCCTTGCGGGACGGTTCGTCGTCCGTGCCGGTGTCGGTCTCGAGCGGCAGCGGCTCGGTGCGGGACGGTTCGTCGTCCGGCACGGCAGCGCCGCGGCTGATGAAGTGCTGCGCCGAGGCCTCTGGCATTTCCAGTCGCTGCCCGACCTTGTAGCGGGTGCGCAGTTCGTCCTTCACCTCATACTCGCGCACGAAGCGGATACGCAGGGTTGACATCGTTCACCTCCGAAAAGACAGGCGGCCATCGCTGGCCGCCTGAACACCAACCACCTGGGATGCCCGGTTACTTGATCTCGTCGACCGTAGTGGCGTCGCTGTCGCTCGCGATGCCCTGGCGGGCATTGAGCCCGAGCACGATGCCGCCGGCGTCGGAAGCCGCCACGGCCACGGTCATCGACAGGCGGAAGTGATCGAATCCGTTGTCGATGTCGAGATGCTGCGAGGGGGTGAGGTTGATGACCACCTGCTTGTTGCTGTCGGTGCCGGCTTGCGTGAGCTGGGTGATGGCCTTGCCGGTCACGTCCTTGGCGCCGGTGCCGCTGGCATCGGTGGCCTGTTCCAGCTTGGCATCCAGCGTGGCGCTGGCGCCCAGGTCACCGGCCTGAACGATGGCCAGATACTGCTGGAATTTCGATGCGTCGATCCAGCCGGTGGTGACCGTGCTGGCCGCGTAGGCATCCGGGTCGATATTGCCGACGACCGCCGCCAGCTCGCTGGCGAGTGCGTTGAGTTGCATGGGTGTTCTCCTGAAATCTTGAGAGGAAAGGACGGCCGGGGCGAAGCCCCGGCCTCGTTACGCTTAGGCGCGTTCCGCCAGCGCCACGTACCCGGACCGGGTGATGGCGCTGTTGGGCGGTGTGACGGCGGACTTGAGCACCGGCTGGCCGTCGATCCGGAAGATGGCCCGGAAGGCGGTGGCCGCCGCGTCGAAATACAGATGCATTGACGTCGCGGTCTCGATGCCGCCCTGCTTGGTCAGCGTGCGGTACATGCCGAAATCCACCAGATAGAGGTCGCCCAGGTTACCGAGCGTCTGGCAGGTGTCGGTCATGATCACCGGGCGACCCATCAGGAAGCCGCCGGGCGCCGATTGCAGCCCGTTCGGCATGATGAACACCGGCTGATCGCCGATCGTCATCTGCGGCAGCTGGCTCCACGCATCCGGATTGATCAGCCAGGTGCTGCGGCCCGGGCGCAGCACGCGCGGGAACATCTTGCTGATGTTGGCGGCGTTGATGGTGTCGGCGGTCTGGCTGCCCTCCTTCGCCTGGCTCACCAGCGCGGCGGCGGCGGCGATGCCGAGCGGCTTGCCGACGCCGTTGCCATTGATGATGGCGTCGTTGGTCTTGTAGCGGATCGACTCGCCGACCTTGCGCATGAGATAGGCCGATACCGCCGGTGCATCGGCGAGCAGCTCGTCGGTCACCGGCACCAGCGCCATCAGCTTCTTGAGGCGCATGGTATTCGGGTTCAGCTTGAGCTTGGTGGCGTTTGCTGCCTCGGCCTCGCCTTCCCAGTACGCGCGCACGCCGTCCGTTCCCCAGGGCGTGGTCTCGTCGGACGGGAACGTCATGGAGTTGCCGCTGATCGGCATGCTGTCGGTCAGCGGGAGGAAGGCGTCCTCCTCGAGCGACAGGCTCCAGATCTCGCGGCCGTAATCGGGCGGAACCAGGAAACCACCGTCGGCGCCGGTGCCTTCGCCACTGTAGGTGCTGGGTGCCGCCGCGCCGATCTTGAGGCGGTCATCCATCACATGGTTGGTCGGCACAGCCGCCACGGCGGCGGCGAATTCACCGAAACTCTTGAACCCGCGCTTCGGATCCTGCTCGATGCGCGGCGCGCCGCCGGTGATCGACGCGTCCTCCGGAATCTGGAGGGCGCGCTCGGCCTCGACCAGCGCCTGCTCCTCGGTGATGCGGGTGTTGACGCCCTGCAGCTTGCCGATGAGATCGGCGTGCTTGGCGGATTCCTCGTCGGTCAGCTCGCGGCCGGCGGCCTCGGCAGCTGCGGTGATGGCGCGGGCTTCCTTGACGAGCGCCTCCTTCTTTTGCAGGAGGGCGCGAAGGGTTTTGTTCATGTCTGTATCTCCTGGATCGAAAATGGAAAAACCCGCACGCGGCGGGTTCGGTGTCGACAGCATCCGGTCATCGGACCGGCGCCGGGATCGCATCGGCGTCCCGGCGACAGGCGTCTGTCAGCGCCTAAAGAACTTCCTGCAGGGCGGTTTCGGCTGCCGCGCGGCGCGGCGACTGGGCGCGCTTGCTGCTCGCGAGCCGGGCCAGGGTGTCGTCGAGCGTTTCGATGCGGTCGGCCATGTTGAGCGCCAGCGCTTCTTTGGCCCCGACGACGCGGCCCTGGCCGTAACCTTCGCGCACGTCCGACGGTGTGGCGCCGCGATACTTGGCCACCGCCTTGGTGAACATGTCGTAGTACTCGTCCACACGCTTCTGGATGGCGGCACGGGCCTCATCGGCCAACGGCTCGTAGGGGTTGCCCTCGGTCTTGTACTTGCCGGCGCTGATCAGCGATGGCTTGATGCCCTTAAGCTCCAGGGCCTTGGACCAGTCCTCGTGCGCCGTGTAGACGCCGATGGAGCCCACCTCGCCGGCCGGCGTGATCACCAGTTCCTCGGCGGCGGCGGCGATCCAGTAGGCGGCGCTGGCGGCGAGCGAGTTGGCCACCGCCACCACCTTCTTTTTACCGCGCGCCTCGTAGATCTGCGCGGCCAGCTCGGCAACGCCGTACACGCTGCCGCCAGGGGAATCCACGTCGATCACGATGGCACCCACGGCCGGGTCTTCGAGCGCCTGGCGGAAACGGCGCGAAAACCCTTCGGTGGAGGTGCCGCCCGGGCCGGAGATGTTTTGCACCTGGTGGATCCGGTGCGACACCACGCCGAAGAGCGGCAACACCGCCACCGCGGCCGGGCGAGCGGCGTCCGCTGCGCGGCGCTCCGCCGTCGCCTGCGGGGCATTGCCGACCACCGCCTGAATCTCGGATTCCGAGAATCGCACGCCGTCCACCCAACGGTGGATGACGCCGGTGATGGCCGCAAGGCGCTCGGGCAACAGCGCCCAGGGCGTTGACAGGAATTCAGCGATCAGCAGGGCGTGCTTCATGGTCGTCCTCGATATGTGCCAGCCATTGCGCCTTGCTGGTTTCCCATTCGGCGAGAAGGTTGGCAATGACGGGCTGGTTGTCGTGCTGTTCGGTTTCCAGTGCCGCGCGCAGTTCGGCCAGCGACGACGCCACGTAACGTCCAGCTGCGGCCGGGCTCAGCGCCAGGGTGCCGGCGACGAATGCCTCGTGCGCGGCGAAAAACTGTTCGGCGGCGGCCGCAAATTCCGACGGGCCATTCTCGCCGCGGGTCTTTGCCCGGTCGTAGGCGCGGCGCAAGGCGATGCATTCCTTGTGCACCACCCGCTGCGCGGCGGCCATCGCGAGCCGCGCCTCACGATCGTCACCTTGCCCGCCGTTTTTCGGCTTTCCCGAGTCGCCGTCATCCCAGTCGCGATCGCCGCTGCGGGCCATGTTGAGCGGTTCGAGCGGTTCATCGAGGCCGTCGAGCGGGTCGCGGTCCTCGAGTTCGCGCGCTTCGTTGCGCGTGAGCCAGCCGTCCTTGATGCCGTAGCCGTAGAACTGCGCGCGGGTCTTCGCGTCGCCGCGCAGCAGACCTTCCGGGCTGAACTTGATGAAATGCTCGCTGTCGTCCACAACCCGGCTGGTGTCGTCCAGCTTGTACAGCAGGTCGCGTTCGAGCGCCTGCTCAATCTTGACCAGCCACGGCATCAGCGTGTGCGTAACAAACTCGATCGCCTGCTGCTCGATGTTCGCCCAGGTCGCGCGGTCGAGGATGCCGACCATGTGCGGCGGCACACGGAAAATACGCGCGATGTCCACGTCGCTGTACTTGCGTGTCTCCAGGTATTGCATGTCGGTGTGCTTGAGGCCGAGCTCGTGGTACTTGATGCCCCACTCGAGCACCGGCGTGGTGAAGCGGTTGCTGCCCACCGTGGCCTCGCGCCAGCCGTTGCGAAACCGTTCCTTGTCCTCCGGGGTCTTGAAATTGCTGGGGTGCTCGAGCCAGCCCGGCATGGTGGCGCCGTTGCGGTAGAACCGGGCGCCGTAATCCTGCGCCGCGAGGGCATAGCCCAGCGCCTCGCGCTCCTGTTCGATGGGGCTCAGACCTGTGAACCCGTTTGACGACATACCGCGCAGATGCAGCACCTGGCCGGCGGTGAGCACGCGCTCGGTGCCGTCCGGCCGCTTGTGGGCATACTGGATGATGCCCCGGGTGCGGTCGACCCGTGGCTGAATCTCGTCCGGGTTAAGCGGCTCCAGGGCCTCCACCAATCCGGACGGCGATGCCTTGATTTCGTTGTAGGCGTTGCCCCGCAGCACCAGGTGCGCGGCCATCGTCTCGCGCCACTCTGCGCTCGTTTGCCAGTGGTTCGGCCGGCGGTGCAACAGCCGATACAGCGGGTGATCGGTCGCGACCTGCTTGCCGCGGCCCTGCCGGCGGTACACGTGCAACGGCAACTGGCCGATGGCCTCGGCGATCGTGCGCACGCAAGCGAACACCACTGTAAGGCGCAAGGCGGTTTCCGGGGAAACCGTCTGGCCGGATGCCGAGACATAGCCGCCGTAACCGGTGAACAGCGCGTCGTTGTTCGGGTCGAGGTGCGCCGCAGCAAGCGGCCGGCTCAGGAACATGGGTTAGCCCCGGCCCGCGCGGCGCGCGAGCTCAGCGCCGTACACCGTAAACCCAAGAATCAGTACCCCCGCCGCGGTCATCCCCGCCGGCACGCTCCACAGTCCGATACCGGTGGCGGTCAGCACGATGCCGATACCGACGGCGATGTTGTAAACGTGTTGGTTCATTACACCACCGTGAGAGTGTAGCCGGCCGGCATATCGGTATTTGCAACCGTCATCAGTCGCCCGATCCCCATAATCAACGCGATCGCAGGGTCGATCTTGCGGTCGGCGTCGTCCTTGCGCGGGTAGATGTTGTCTTTCGCATCGCGGTGGCAGACTACGTTGCTGATCGCCCAGGCGAGCACCGGATCGCCGTTGTGGTGGAACAGTTTTCCGGTCACGAGCTCGTCGAGTTCCTTCATGGCCGGTGAGAAATTCAGCACCAGCGGGCGCATCTCCACCATCGGTGCGCCGTCTTCGAGCATTTCGGCAGCGAACTGGGTGAGCTGCGCGGGATCAAACGGGATCTCGCGCACCTCGAAGCGTTGCGTGTCGCCCTCGAGGTCGCCGAGCAGCCGGTGGTCTTCCACCCCACGACGACGGCAAGCGGCGCTGCCAAGCAGTTCCTCGCGCACCACTTCGATGTCGAGCACATCGCCGGGCGTGGTGCGAATCCAGCCGGTGCGCGCCCAGGCGGCGATCTGCTCATACCCGCGTCGCTCCAGCAGCGCCTCAGGCATGTAGTAGCGGCCGAAGGCGTACACGTCACGCCCGCGGCGGAACACTTTGACCTTGGCGAACAGGTCCTTCTTGAAGGCGGCATCGAGCGCCGCAACACAGGGCTCGCCGCGAAAATCCTCCTCCCGCAGGTCCGGGTCCGCACAGGCGTCCCAGGCGAGCATGTTCATCCACGCCGAGTCGGCGTTGACCCAGACGTTCAGGCGCTTGGTCAGAAACTCGTTGAGCGCGGCCGACTGCACCTTGGCCATCGTGGCCATGCGGCGCATGTCTTCGGGGTCGACCGAGATGCCGTAGTTCGGGTTGGCCTTGCGCCAGGTCGTCTCGTCGAGCGGGTCGTCCCCGTCGTCGAGGGTGTAGATAACGCCCCAGAATGTTTCGTCGTCGGCGGTGTCGCCGTCGACCTTGTAGCCCAGCCCGTCGTGCCGCTTGAGCACGGCGTTGAGGATCTTGGTCAGATAGATGCGCTGGTCGTAACACACGCCGGCGCGGTTCCAGCCGGCGGTGGTGATCTTCCAGATCAGCGGTTGGGCGCGGGCGCCGGTGGCCGAGTCCAGTACATCGTGCACCTGGCGCGTCTTGTGCGCGTGCAGCTCGTCGATCAACGCACAACTGACGTTGAGCCCATCGAGGCTCGATCCTTCGGCCGACAGCGGCACGAACTTCGAAGACGTCTCGCGCGTGATCAGCGAGTGCGTCAGCGGCTCCACCTGGAACCGGGCGCGGAACTCGCCGTCGATGCGCGCCATCTGCTGTGCGATCTCGAACAGGATGCGTGCCTGCTCGCGCGTGGTCGCGGCGCTGTACACCTCCGCGCCCCACTCGTCATCGGCCGCCAACATGTAGAGACCGACGCCGGCGAGCTTGGTGCTCTTGGCGTTCTTGCGCGGCAGTTCCTCATAGACAGTGCGAAACCGGCGCAGCCCGTCTTCTTTGCGCTTCCACCCGAATACGCACGACAGGCTGAAATCCTGGAACGGCTCGAGCGCGATGCGCTGGCCGGCCCATTTGCCTTTGACATGCCGCAGCAGGCTGATGAAAACGCATGCGCGTTCGGCAGCGTCGGCGTCGAAGTAGTACAGCCAGGCCGGGTCCGATTCGGCGCGCGCCAGATCATCAAGCTGCCGCTGGCAAGTGGCCTTTACCCACTTGCAGGCCGGGATCAGCCCGGCAACCACCTCCTGCGCATACTGAAGCGCCCGACCGACGTGGCTGACCGGCTCGGCCGCTACTTGAACCCCGCCCATCCGCCGACCTCCGGGCGCTCGACGCCCGGCAGGCTGAGCTGCGGGTCCGACTGGCTGACGCGCGAGCGGTCGCTCGGCGACATGCCGAACATGGCCAGGTACTGCTTAAGCTGCTCGAGCGAGCGGTTGCGAATCTGCTGCAGCACCGAGATCTGCTTGTAGCCGCTCGGCGTATCCCACACCCGCCCGCGCTCGCCGGTCGGGTCGTCGGCGTTCATCGTCTTGATCCGCTCGCACGCCCACACGTATTCGCCCCAGGCATCGCAGTAGCCGGCGAGCGCGGCGCGGTCGATCTGCGCGACCAGCCCGAGCTGCTGGAGATGCGGTGCAATGCGGTCCCACTCGGCCGCCGCCTCGCCTTCCAGGTGCGCCGGGCGTTCCGGGATCTCAACCGGCGGGCGCACCACGTCGTCAAGCAGCGACGCCAGCGGCTTCTTGCTCGCGTTCCCGCGCAGCAAGTGCACGTTCGCCGGCAGCGGCTTCGGTCCTCGCTCACCTGCCATGACACACCTCCGACTGAATACCCACCCTCGCCTATACCCCCTCCCCGAAACCCCCGGCCATAAAAAATTGGGGGGTCACCGGTCTAGGGAAACGGGGACGGAAAGTTTTTACCTCCCCCTACCGTGGGGTAATGAATTTTTTTCTTCGGACTGCTTGGTGCTGTTGTGGCATGAACCACAAAGGCTCTGCCAGTTACCAGAATCCCAGAACAAGGCCATATCACCACGGTGTGGGATGCGATGATCGACTACGGTTGCGGCAGTAACCCTGCCATCCTTCTCGCAGTACTCGCACAGCGGATGGCTCGCAAGCCAAGCCTTGGATGCCTTCTGCCAGCGGTAACCGTAGCCACGCTGAGCCGAGGAGCCGCGCTGTTGATACTCCTGTCGTTTAGTGAGAGCGGCATGCTTCGCGCAGTAGCTGCCACCATGAACCAGGACACCGCAGCCCGGGTAGTTGCAGGGTCGGGGCGCGCTCAGTGCCATGCGGGGCACAAAAAAAGCCCGTCCAGATGGACAGGCTTTTCGTTGGGGGCACTCACCCGCAGTATGGGCGAAATTATGCAGTTTTCCTTCACGGTGTCAAGCATGGTGTTCTGTGGCCTCAAGCGACCCGATACGGGAACGGAATCACGTCCGCCGGGCGCTGGTCTTTCAGGCCATGGCCGATCCACTCCACGGCCCTATACAGCCTTGATTCGTAGCACTTCTGGGTGAGCAGCATTCGCTGCGCCTTCTCGGCCTGCGTCCGTCCGAGACAGACGTTGGTCATGTATTCGGCGTGCAGCACAAACCAGTATCCCAGCAACTCATCACGTCGCCGCAGTTCGCACACCAGCCGATCGATGCGCTGACACACCGGGTCATCGGGCACCCGGTAGGTGGATCGGATATGCGCCGGGTTCACCTTGGCCTCGATGTACACGCGAATCCCGCTGCCCCGGCAATGCGAGCAAGTACGTCCGTTGCGCTCTCCCCGTTCACAGTGCTGGCATGGCGTCATGATGGCGCGCGGCGGTTTGTCCTCAAGGCGCACGCGGCCGGCCCCCTCGCAGGTCGGGCACGCGAACGGCCCGCGCTTGCCTCGTCCGCCGCACGTCGGGCAGTGGGTGCCGGGCATGCCCTCGATCAGCCGCTCGGTCAACGTCTTGCCGTACCCGCCATGCCGGTAATGCCGCCACTTCGCCCACCGCTCCAAGGCCTCCCGCACCTGCTGGTTGCGATTCGTCAGCCGCGCGCCCGTCGTCACCACACGCACCACCTCACCCATGCCGTCCTCCTGTTTCCGCAGAAACCCACACGATTTTCGGCCGCTGCCACCCCATACGCTGCGCGTAGGCCACAAGGTCGCCAAACGTCACCGCCGCCCCGCCCGGTACGGCCCACAGCTGTTGTCGGGCTGGATTACGGCCTGCCGGCAGACATTCCATCGGGCCGAGCCTGACCCGCGATTGCCCGGCCTTCATGCTTTCGGCTCCAGGTCTGCCCGGATGTCCGGCACCAGGCCGGCGATTTCCTCCATCCGCAGCGGACGAAAATCGTTGTCCCGCTTGATCTCCATCGCCGCCTCGACCAGGTGCTGCCGGTAAAGCTCCCACGTCACCCGGGCCAATTCGTTCGCGCGACGGTTGATCATCGTCCGCTCGTCTCTCGTGAGTTGCTTCAAGTCCACGATCCGCCCCCGCCTGCTGTCATGTTCCCAACCTTCCCAACCTACCAACAGAGGTTGGGAACCCAAAAACCCGCGCCCAGCTTACGTTTTCCTAACCTTCCCAACCTTCCCAACCTGTTTTTGTGTTCCTCGCGTGACGTGACGTTGCGCGCAACGTTGCGCGCAACCTCACGTCACGCATGTGAGCATCGAAAAAAGGTTGGGAAGGTTGGGAAGGTTAGGAAAACCCAATAACGGCGCGGGTTCTAGCCTTCCCAACCTCCTCCCAACCTCGCCGAGGTTGGGAACCCTCGTGCGCTAAAATGGCGCATGGTCAATCTCCTCATGAACCGGTATGCCGCTCGATTCGCCGGACGTTGCCGCTTTCTTTGGCGGCTTGTACCAGTAGCGAACCATCCCGTTGCGTCGTTCCACCTTGGCGCACCCGAGCCGGCGCAGCGCCACGCCAACCCGGGTTTGTAAATCGCGCGTGAGCTTGGAGGCGTCGAGTTTCAGGCCGTCCATCACCGCATGCGCCACCGAGAATTCCTTGATCTGGTCGAACACCCAGTCGTGCAGCGCATCCACCAGGCTTTCCGGCTGCTCGCGCAACAGCTGCTGCGGGTCGAAAATCGCCTTCTGCTCCTCCGGGCTCGGCCAAAACCGCTCGCCGGCTTCCCATGCCGCCAGCGCCTCGGCAAAAAGCTGCGGCCGTTGCTTGCGCAACGTTTCGAGGTCGAGCTCGCTGGCGCAGTCGATCGGCCAGAACCGCCGGCCGCCGGTCGGGTCCTTGTTCCACTCCCAGTCGTTGGTGGTCCCCGCAAACACCACCTGGCGGGGGCAGCGAACCTGCCGCCGCCCATACGCGGGCCGGAACTCATCCACCCGCCGTGACAGGAATGATTTCTGTTTGGTGGTCTCAGCGCGTGTGACCGACCCCATCTCGGCGAACTCGTAGAGCCATTTGCCGCGCAACGCCAACATCGAATCCTTGTTGTGCAGGTCGAGGTCGGTATCGCCGAACCACTCCCCGGCCAGCGCCTCGAGCGCGGCGCTTTTCTTTTTCCCCTGCGCACCTTCCAGCACCAGGCAGTAGTCGAACTTCACCCCCGGCTGCATCACCCGCGCCACCATGCCCATCAGGTACCACCGCCCGGCCCGCTGGGTATATTCCGTGTTCTCCGCGCCCAGGCAGTCGCTGATCCAGGTCCGCAACCGTTCCTCGCCGTCCCATGCCGGCAGGCTGCGCAACCAGTCGCGCACCGGGTGAAACGCATGGCGCCGGGCCAGCGTCTCGATCGCCTCCAGGGTCATCTTGCTGCTCGGCGCAATATCGAAATGCCGGGTGAGCCACATGGCCGCCATGGCATCGTCGTTATCGTCCCATTCGCCCACCGTCGCGCCCGGCCAGGGCGGCGGCTTGCGCTTCATGGTGGCCTGCTGGAATTCGTCGAACGCCACCACCCCGTCCCATTCCGAGGAGTGGCTGAGAATGTCGAAGATATTGGCGAGGCAGGCTACCAGCTCGCCCTTTTTCCAGAGCAGCTTCGCGCGCCAATCGTCCTTGTCCTCTGCGGCAGCCTTTCCGGGCCGCGGGGCCGTTTTGGCAGCGCTCACCGCGGGCGGCGCGCGGCGCGCGGCAATATAATCGGCAAGCGCCTGTCCGGTCATCCCTTCGGCAATGGCATCGGCGATGTCCCAGCCGGCCACCACCGCGCCCGGTTTCGGGATCCGCACCAGTGTGATGTCGCATCCGTGCTTGGCGAGCGCGGCAGCCACTGCCTCGGCGGCCATCGTCCCCGGCTGGCGTTCCTCGGGCAGCAGCTGGCCGGCCTTGTCGAGCTGCGCATCGCAATCCGGCCAGATCGTCACCCGCCGCCCGGCCAGTGCCGACCAATCCGCCTTGCCCACCGCCTTGCCGCCGCCGGGCCAGCATATCGCCACGTATCCGGGCAACTCGCGGGTTGCCGCCTCGGCACACTTCTCGCCCTCCACCACCAGCACGTCCATCCCCGGCGCGGCGGCCAGCCGGTCAAGTCCGTAGAGCGGCCGCGGTTCCGGGAAGGCAAGCCATCGCCATTCCTCGGCCCCGGTCTGCGCGTGTCGCGCCCAGCACACCGGCAACACTTCCTTGCCGCCGTCAGATGTCCGGAACCGGTACACATGCCCAAGCACCCGGCCCTCTGCGTCCCGATAGCACCAGGTGTGTTCCGGCCGCCCGCGGGCATAGTGGGCCACCGGTGGCGCACCGGCATCCGCTGGCGCCGGCAAAATAGGCTGCCAGGCTGATCGCGCCTTGGCGCTCGGCCCGCTCTGGGTTGGTGCCGCCGCGCCCCCGGGCGCATCTTTCGCGCCCCGAGGCTTGACGTCTTCCATGGCCACCCCCAGCCGCTCGGCGAGCTCGCGCGCCGCCTTGCCTTGCTCGCCGGGCGTAAACAGGTAGGCATACAGCGACACCAGGTCGCCGCCCTTGTCGCCAGTCGCAAAATCGGCCCACCGGCCGGTGTTGATGTTGACGGAGAAACTGCCGATGGCGCTGTCCCCGCGGGTGGGGTTGAGCGCCTTCCATTCGTGCCCGTCGCGCCGGCCCTCGGGCAGCCATTCGCCGAGCAGCTGCTCGGCCTGCTGCAGGGCCGCTTGCGCGATGCGGTCAAAATCGAGTTTGGGCCGTGCCATTCGCCTGTCTCTGTTCGTGGTCGCGACACATCGCGCGCGCCCCCTCGGGATCGTCCGCGCATCCGATGAACGCCCGCGCCTGCGGCACGGGCTCACCGATGCAATAGTGCACCTTCAACCGCCCCTCGATCGCCTCGCTGCCAACCGGCGGCGCAAAGGCGCTGTAACGCCATCCCTGAGCGCCGCGGGTGGCGCAAATGCGATACCCGCTCGAGCTCTCCCACCAGCCCGTGCCCCGCTGCTGCCACTCCATTACCGACCGCGCCGCGCGGCCGCTTCCTTGCGGCTTGTGGGCGGCTGCATCTGCCGTGGCGTGCAGGTGTATTGGCTGCCGTCGGCGAAAACGATGGACGACCACCCCACCACGGTCTCGTCGCATTTGGCTCTCGTCAGCAGGTCCTTGGTGATCTCCGCCCGTTCGGCTAGCGTCACGCCGAACCATGCGGCCCCAACCGACCCGCCGGCTGCCAAAGCGCCGACCAGGAGCCCGACCAAAAGTGAGGCACGGCAAAAGCGCACCTGAATCTCGCCGCGCGCGGTGGTGTGATCGGTATCGCTTGTCATGCGTTCACCGCCTTGAAGAGGTCCGTCTGGCCGCGCAGCGCCGCGCAGGCCGGGTTGAGCCATACGACCTCAGTGCGCGGCCGCGCACCGTCGGCCATGTGCACCCGCTCGTGGCGTTCCCAGTCTGGATAGAGATCGCGGTCGTAGAGGCCGCAGGGATAGCCGGATAGCACGACCATGCCGCGCACGCTGCGTAGAACCTCTGCGAGCGTGCGGTGGTCGGTGTCGGTCATGTCGTGTCGGTAGATCGATGTGTTCCGCGTTCCTTCGACGTAGGGCGGATCGATGTAAAACAGGGTGTCGGCTGAATCGTTCCGCGCGATGATTGTTTTCGCGTCGTCGTTTTCGATAACGACTCCGCGCATCCTGGATGAATATTGTCGTACCGTCTCGGGTGCGGCGAGCAGCGCATTTACCCGGGAGCAATAGCCGTCGTCATTGATTCGGGTATCGAACCCGCTGCGCTGCCAAATGCCTTTGCTGGATTGTCCCATGAAGGATCGAGCGATGACCTTGTGCGCCAGGTCGACCCGATCGGTTGCCGGTTCATAACACCAGCTTTCGTAATCATCACGGGCGAACGGTGTCAGCTCCAGGCGCCTTGCCAGCTCGGCCGCCTCGTGTTCGTCGCGCAGCACGCGGAATACCTCGACCACCACGCCGTCAAGGTCGTTGTAGATCTCGGTTCGGGC